CGCCGAGTTTGGGCCGGACTTGCCTGGCTACACCATACCAAGCGCACTGAACGCCATTTTTGACTATGGCACGGTCAGGGTTGTTGTGATCGACGTATTTGACCCGATGGTTCACAAATCCACCATCACGGCGGAGCAAGTAACTCTGGACGCCAATGGCAACGGAAAACTCTCCAAGGAAGGGATAATCACTGCCTCCGTGACACACCAATCCGCCGCGATCACCGCTGGAACTGACTACAAGTTAGACCCAGCCAATGGTGTAATCTCTCGCGTATCGGGCGGTGCGCTTGATGCAGGCGCGACGGTCAGCGTAACTTACGAGTATGGCAATCCCGCACTGGTTACAAGTCAGCTCGTTATCGGCGAGGTTACACCCGCCGGACTTCGCACTGGCATAGAGGCATTTGCCGATACGCCAATTAAACTGGGCTACAAGCCAAGAATCTTAATAGCCCCCGGCTATGCCATAGGCAGCGGCGTCGCAACCGCTCTGCTATCTATGGCAGAAAAGTTAAAGGCGCACGCATACCTGGACGTGCCGGTCGGCGCGACAGTAGAACAAGTCATAGAGGGCCGTGGGCCTGACGGTGTAATTAACCTGGGGACAAGCTCTCCACGCGCCGTGCTGTGTTATCCACAGGTGGAGGTCATTGACAAGCGGACGGACACTCCAGTCATGGAGCCACTGAGCCAGAATTTAGCGGGTCTGGCCTGCCATATTGACATGACTGAGAATTTCTGGACATCGCCCAGCAATCACGAGTTGAGGCGAGTCATTGGTCTGGACACGCCAATCGAATGGTCAATCAGCAATCCCAACTGCGAGGCGAACTTGCTTAACGAGGTGGGGATTGTGACGGTCGTGCGACCATTCGGCAGGGGGTTCACGACTTGGGGCAACCGAAGTGCTGCCTGGCCCAGCGAAACCCATCCTATCAATTTCATTAACGTTCGCGTCGTTGCCGATTATCTCCAGGAGTGTGTTGAGCGCATACTCCTGAGCTACATCGACAAGCCTCTCACCAAGCCTGTACTTAATGCGGCGCGGGAAAACGTCCTGGGAATTATTGAGGGCTTAATCCGTCAAGGCGCACTGATCGGCGGCAGCTTCACTTGGCCTGAAGCCGATAATCCACTGACAGAGCTATCGCTGGGGCATGTCTTTTACGAGCTAAGTTTCCTGCCACCGCTGCCGATTGACAAGATCACCGTCAGGGCTGCCATTGACACAACCTGGCTCAAAAACCTCTACGGCGCATAGGAGATACAATGTCTAACGTATTCAAGCTCCACACAGCAAACATCTACCTGAACGGTAGCAACATGTGTCACGTCGCCTCCTCAATCACGCTTCCAGCAGTTAAACACAAGGTTGCACTACACGCGCCTACGGCACTGCGGTATTCATTCAATGTTCCCCTCGGCATTGAACCGATGGAGATCACGATAAAAGGCGACTTTGACCCTGGCTTCGTGGCTGCATCCCTGGACACCGAACACATACACAGTATGCAGATTTATTCTGATCTGGTTGAGATCGACGACTCTCAGGGCAGGTTAAGCGAAAAACAAGTGGTGGCATATATAGAGTGCCTGTTCACAGAGACGACACCGGGTGAATTTAAGAACGGCGAGCCTGTGGAAACGGAATACAAGGCCAGTGTATTAGCCTACAAGCTGGACGTCGAAGGCGTCACTATCTACGACCTGAAAGCCTTATCCAACAAGCACGAGGTGCTTGGCAACAACCTGAACAAAACCAATAACGAAATTCTTGGGAGATAACCATGAGCGAAGACATTCCATCGTACGAATACGGTGAAAACAGTGAAAACACCGAATGCAGTGAAAATGCTCCACTTGACGAATACAACCGTGTGCGAACCGGCAAGAACGGTTTTCCAGAGATACTGCTCTCTGACGGTCGTATCGTGAACTATGTCCGCAAGCCCAAGGCCAAAGACACTTCGGTAATGCATGATCGGACTGCCAAGAAAGACAACACCACTGACAAGATCGCCACTCTACTGTCACTTGTTATCACTGTTGACGGCAAGCGGGTCAACATGAATCAGATTCTGGAGACTTTTGACTGGGACGATTTGAATCTCGTGGCAGGCGAGATGCCCGGAAATTTTTAGCATTTGAAGAGACGTCTCTGATTGCGTTTGTCCACGACACCAGGCTGAGTCTCGGCGAAGTGCTGGAAATGGACTGTGACGAGATACGCCGATGGGGGAATGCCATAGAAACGTATAAACGGAGGCAAAACAATGTCCAACGTTAATGTGGGTGTGGTGATTAGACTGTTTGACGCTATCACTGCACCAATCGAAAAACTGACAGGCAAGATACAGAATCTGGGCGGCAAGGCTGCCCAGGCTGTGTCCGGTGGGAACGGTGTTACAAAAGTAACAAACAACATTAACAAAACCTCCGCTGCTGTGGATAAGGTGACAGCCGCCACGGGTAAATGGACAGATGCCACCGGCGGCCTGGTGGATCAGTTTGGGAACAATTTCCCAGGCATCGCCACGGATATTGATAAAGTCAGCGATGCCATAGAAGACATCGGTAAACAGAGCGAAAATGCCACAGACAAGGTTGAAGACCTCGTTGACAAGTTGGATGACGCGTCGGGAAAACTGGATAAACTCAGGGGTGCTTCAGGTGCGATCATGCGTGCCGGTGCGATATCTGCCGCCGCTGGTGCTGGCATGATTGCCGCCGTGACCATGCCGGTGATGTCCGCCGTGTCCAATGACGCCGCCATGAGACAGATAAAGGTCGCAACTATGCGGAGCGACGGGGTAAACGAATTTGACGCGGTTGAGGGAACAATCGGCTCGCTCGCTGGATATAAGAGCAAGCTGGACTTGTCAGAGATGGCGGCAGGTATGTTTGCCGCCGGTGCAAAAGCTGACGTAATAAATAACGGAGGATTAAAGGCAGCACACGACTTGGCTGTATTAGGCGGGTTGGATAACATGGCAGTCGGTCGGCAGTTGGCGGATTTGTCGCAGAACGCCGGTATAACCAACTTTGACGTGCTTAAAGATATTATTGTGAGGTCTTCTCACGCATCCGGCATGGATATGGGGCAGATGATGGCCGGATTGACCGGCCTGGCAACCCAGGGGAAGAACCTGGGCATAACCGGTGAAAAAGACCTGGCTGACGTCAGCAGGGTGTTGGCTGGGCTTTCTATGTCTGGCGTGGAAAACGGCGAATCTGTAGTATCGGGTGTGTTGTCCAGTCTGCCAAGGTTGGGAGAAAAGCTGAAGTATAGCAAAGGCTGGAAATCACAAGAGGGCGCTGACATCATGCGGAAGTTCGGCATAGGCGACCTCACGGGTCAGTTGTTCGATAAAGATGGCAATTTGCAGGGCGACGACCTGCAATCCAGGTGGGGCAATATAGTCAAGGTTATTGATTCCATCAACACAGCCAAAGACGCCAAGGGCGCCGGAATAGGCGATAAGGACAAGATGGTGTTACTAAAAGAACTCTTTGGCGAAGGCACAGCCAATGGTCTGGTCAATCTGGACTTGGGCATGATGAATGAAGCCCTCACCAAGATGGCTGAACAGGCCAGCGTCGATGACAAAATGAAGGAGATGACAGAGGGTCCAGCCGCCAGGTTTCAGCTACTGAAGAACGAAGTCAACGCATCCATGATCGAAATCGGTAAAACTGTATTACCGATAGTCAATGATCTCCTTGCGCGTATATCCGAAATTATAAAAAAGGTGGGAGGTTGGATAAAACAACATCCTGAGTTGATCCGCTTCGCTATGGTTCTTACCGGCGCCCTAGGCGGTTTGCTTGTGGCAGGCGGTAGCGTTGCGACGACGATTGGGTCTCTTGGGGTTGCAGTGTCGTCTGTGAGTAAGTTTCTGCCAATGATGAAGGGTGGCCTTTTGGCAATAAAAGCGGGATTCCTGGCGGCATCAGGCGGCGTCTGGTCTTTTACGGCGGCGCTGTTGGCGAGTCCGATCACCTGGATAGTTCTGGCCGTGGCCGGTGCCGGTCTCCTGATTTGGAAATACTGGGAGCCAATCAAAGAGATGCTCTCTAAGGTGTGGGCGTCTTTTAAGGAAGCGGGGCCAACTGCAGACATTTTGGTTTCTGCGACAATGCCTGTGATTGGTATTCCGATGTTGATAATCAAGCATTGGGACAAGATTAAGTCTAAATTCTCAGAGGTATGGGAATGGTTCAAGGAAGCTGGCCCGGCTGTTGACGTGTTAGTAGTTGCGATGTCACCTCTTATTGGCATTCCGTTGCTGATAATTAAGTACTGGGACGAAATCAAGGCTTTCTTTGCTGGATTCTGTGAGACTCTCAAAGCCGGATGGGGGCCAGTGGGCGCGGAATTCAAAATCGTCGGGGATATGCTTTGCGATGTTTTTGATGGCCTTTGGGAGGCTGTGAAATCACTGTTTGGTGTGTTTGGGGTGATTATTGATCTCGCTGACGAACTGTTCGGCATGTTTGGTGTTGGCAGTTCCAAGGCAGATGAACTTACAGGCTCTGTTGACGGCGTGAGTGAGTCGCTTGGCGGCGTGGGTGAGGCGTTTAAGATGGGCAAGCTGGTAGCTGCGTTATTTTTGGGCGAACTCATGAAAATAGCCAAGACGATAGAATTTGTGCTGGCAATCATTCAAACACTGTTAGCTGCTGTTGAAACGGTGTTTGAAGCCCTTGCCACGCCGAATAAATTGGGCTTAAATTTCATCAAGAATCTGAAAGACGGCAAGGGTTTTGTTAGTTCTATAAAGGGAATGTTTGATGGCACAGGCGATAGGTTTGCCAAACCGTGGGAGCGCGTGGGGGGCGCCTGGAGTAAGCTCAACACACCTGTTGCCGTAAAAAATCCGATAGACGGCATAGTCGATGTCGGCAAAGCGGGTAAGGTAGGCAGAGTTAAACCAGACTTAACAAATCAGCCAGTAGACAGAGTCGCACGTACGATGGCAGCAGCAGACCCGTTGGAAATAAGTAAAGGCAAGATTGATACAACCCCGCAATCCGTAGCCAACCCGAGAGCGTCAGCCACTGCAGTCGCTACAACCAAAAAAGAAATCAAGGGCGGCGATGTGACGATCCATTACGAGCCGAGGCTGGAGTTTCACGCTGATGCAAAAGACACAGACAAGAACTGGTTTGGTAAGCAGTTAGATGAACACAAAGAACTCATGGCAAGGCTAGTGAAAGAGCAGCTTGATGCTCAGGGACGATGGATGGCTGCACAACTCTAAAGGGCACGGAGTGCCTAAGAGAAGCCACCCTAGCGACCACGAGCGTTTGAGGCTGCATGAGCAGCATCAAATGCCGGAGACGCTTGGGGGCTTAATCAGGAATGTAATGAGCGACGAAGGAGCGAATGAAATGTATGAGCGTGACGAAAGGACATCAAGATGATGCCATCTGACGTCAAATCTCTAGTGACAGGGCCGGCAACTGTCAACAAAGCACTGCAGGCAGCCGCGCTCACACGTGTCAGTGTCAGAGAAACAGGATCGACTCTGCTCCTCCTCGCGCCGCAAGCCTTGATTTATGCCGCACGGCTGGTTGAGAATTTACTTGAAAAGGCTCGCAACAAGGCCAACGTGGTCACTATTATCACGCCCACGAAGAGCGGCATTGCCGAGAAGCTGGCAGCCGCCGCCGACAGACGGGAACAGACCAAGCCTGTCGATCACGGAACTGACGGCGAATCTCCGCAGACGTGGGGGAGCCTTGGGGATATCGAATTCGATTTAATCGGCAGCCCTACCAGCCTCACAGGCAAGGACGCCATGACGTACAGTCAGCACGATATAATTGGCGAAAAACCCAGACTCCAATATACCGCAACCAAATTACAGACGCTGACGCTGAAGCTAGCATGGTATAGCAAATTAGTTGAAGCGGCTGGGGACGTCGAGAAGCGATTTGAAAAGCTGCTTGAAGCGATGCGGAAGCGGAAAGTTCTTGACCTGATTGTCGGTGAAAGCACGGTGGGTAGCGCCTACGCCGGAAAATATGTAATAACGGGCATTGACCACACCATCACTAAACACAACTCCAACGGTAGCATCAATGCGATGGAGGTGACGATCCAGTTACTGGAATGGGTAGAAGCTCCCGATCTGGTCACGTCTGAGAGAGAAGCTCCAAAGGCGGTCAAGGAAAAGAAGTCTCCCACGCCGCAACAGAACGCCAACGTCACACGGGACGCATCCGGCGCTTACTACAAAGATGGTAAGCGTGTGACTCCAGACAAGCCGGCGTAAGAGATGGAATACCTCACGCATAAGACCAAGGACGGCGACCGCTGGGATTTACTGGCTTACGAATACTACGGCAATGCCTTTGCCATAGGCTTCTTGTTGGATGCCAACCCACGTTGCGCGAGCCTCACACAATTGCCATCTGGTTTGGCACTAAAAGTGCCATTGATTGATGCCGACACGATTAATCCTCCACAAAGTGGGGGTGTACCGTGGCGATGATTCTATTTTGCAACATGCGATGTTTCATTTTGAAACACGGAGTATTGTATGCCTGAAAGAGTTGTGGGTCTGTGGACTCAGTTGTGGTTGGACGATAACGATGTCACTGCCACGGTCAGCCCGTATCTTACGAGCCTTATATACAGTGATAACCTCGACGGAGACTCGCCCGACACCCTGACTGTGAAAATTGAGGACAGCACGGGTCAGTTCCAGGGCAAGTACTATCCCAAGAAAGGTGCGGCGCTTCGTTTTGAGTTTGGCTTTGATAAGCCAGGACACGAGATTCTGTTCAAGAGCGCCAACGGATTTGAGATTGACTCCATATCTATTGAAGGCCCGCCGGATTCGGTGACGTGGAAGGCATCCTGCCAAAAGCCAAGCGGAGCGATTCACATTAAAAAGAGCCGTGCATGGAAAGACACAACGCTTCAGGGCATAGCCAGCGCCATCGCGGGAGAACACAATATTGAGCTTCGGTATGACGTTTCCGCTGACATTTCTTTTGACCATATCGCCCAGATGAACGAGTCTGACCTGGAATTTTTGAAGCGCCTAGCCAGGAAATACGGCATACTGTTGTCGCTAAAGAGCGGCAAGACCCGCCTGACTATCGTGATGATCGACCCTGGTAAGCCCTTGACAGAGACTGTGTTTGAGATACGCAAAGAAAACGTAACCAGGTTCGAGTTCTCCGACAAGACAATTCAGGCCACGAAGGGCGCACAGACTGCATATTTTGACAGCGCGAACAAGAAATTGGTCACAATCAGCGCCGCCGGTTCCGGCGAAGGTGAACACGAGATAGTAACCATAGGCATCTCGCAAGCTGCAGCCGCTAACGCTCAGGGCAACGTCAATAATGCAAAAAAAGATGAGCAGACAAATTCATTGACTCTTCCGGGCAATCCACGCCTGCTGGCTGGTGTTACTGTAAGTTTATCCGGCTGGGGTTTTAATGATGGCGATTGGATCGTCAAGAAAAGCACACACACGCTGACCGTTACAGGTGGTTACAAAACAGAGATTGACTTGAGGAGGCCGCAATGAAAAAGTTTCTACTTCTTTTCTTTTGTATGTGCGCCATAACGCTTTTCTCACAAGAAAAGACTGTAAATAGCGCTATAAGAGACGCTAAAAAATCCCTCTACGTCTACACAAACGACCCATCCGTGATCTCTGAACTAAGTTCGGCTTCACTGCAGCCTGAAACAAAAGTGGTGGTCAGCCTTGACGCCGCCAAACGAAGTCGAGGTGACGATTTGTGGTGGCTCGTTAAAAAAGGAGCTAAGGTCTGGGTGGTCGTTAATACCCACGTTTGGGAGACGGCGGTTGTGGTTGATCGTGAATACGTCGTTGACGGGAGAAAAAAAGAGGTTTACAAGGATGATATGAAGATCAAGGTATATATCAATGAATGGGAGAGATACAGAGACCAGTCAGTACCGTGCAAATAGGCGTTGATCCCCTGTAGCAATTTCTAAAACGTTTTCTAAAACAAAACACGCAGTCATTTAGATATTGATTGTGTTGGTACGAGTGTGGAGTGACATGGCTCATCCTGTTCTGTTAAAGGGTATTGTCTCAGAAGTAGGCGCCGAAGGGCGCATCAAGGTTCGTTTGCCGGAATACGACGACCTAATCACAAACTGGGTGCCTGTCCTGCAAACGCTAACTCTTGGGGCCAGAACATGGTCTGTGCCGCGCAAAGACACACAGGTTGTTATGCTCTGCGGTCATGGTATGGAAGACGCTGTTGTCATCGGCTCCCTTTATAGCAAGCCCGACCCAGCGCCGTTTAAAGACGCCAAGGTCATTGGTATGGTGGCGGACGATGGCGTGACTATCAGCTATGACCCATCGGCCAGTCTGCTGAAAATACAAAGCCCCCGGGAAATAAACATCATTGCCACGCAAATCAACATCCAGGCGGATATCAACGCCCAGGGCAACATCGTCCATCAGGGCAAGCAGACGCATACGGGCGATACCACACAGACGGGCACGTTGACTAATACTCAAACTATCAGCAGTGGGATCGGTCTAACAACTCACAAGCACGGCGGGGTGGCAGGCGGTGTGTCCACAACCAGCACTCCGGTGCCATAGGGGGGAATATGAGTATAGAAATTCCCAATCGCCCTTACTGGCAGCCCTTGTTAAACAGCCTTGGTGAGACTGTGACGGGTCTTGATGAGGTCGCGCAGGCGATTGACATTATCTTTTCGACGCTGCCAGGCTCTGTGCCTCTGCTGCCTGAGTTTGGTTTTGATTGGCTGAAATACATGGACAAGCCGATTAATAGCAACATGCGCCGTCTGGAGCGCGACATGATCATGACTCTCCGGCGATGGGAAACGCGCATTGAAGTTATGTTTTTGCGTGTAGCGCCACTGGACGCCGCCGCCGGGTCTGTCCTGGCCTGTGTGACGTGGAAGCTGAAAGGCAGTAATGACGCTGTTGTTCAGGTGCTGGGCATGGGAATAGAGAGGGCTGCCTAATGTCAGAAATTACGCTAAAAATATCGGACATTTCCAGTGATGAAATTGGACTCGAACTGATTTTGCCGGACGATTTCAAAAATGTCGAATCCACTACAAACGCAGTAGCAATGGGTTTTATATGCAAACAAGTCATAGAGAAATCTATGAATCCAGAATTTCGTAAGGTTTTGCTTGCGCTGCTTTCCAAATATGGAGGGGAATAATGGCCAAACCCACATACAAAATCGGCCTTGATGTCGCACTGTGCCTTGTTTTTATCTCACTAAAAATGTCAGACGTGATCGATTGGTCGTGGTGGTGGGTGTTCTCGCCGTTGTGGGTTGGAGTGGTGTTAGTAGGCCTTATAAACACGCTAAAAGCAATAGTTAGTGGGGACGCGGCATGAACGTCACAACAAAAGAAGCAACCACAAAACTCATGTGCTGCATGAGTCATTCAAGAGTCAACGAGACTCAAATTCAAACAATGCACTGTCTGGGACCTAAGTGCATGGCTTGGCGCTGGAAGGATTTGCCTTGGGATGGGTTAGGCGTTGTATATAGGTGCTTCCGTTGCAAAGCCAACAACCCTAATGAGTATGACGAGAATGAGCGCCGTGGTTATTGCGGCTTGGCGGGGGCTGTTAAATGACGCCCGTATTTCTCAAATTCAACCTCCGCGATCCTGATCCCGCTCCGCTATACGTCAATGCAGCGCACATTATCGGGTTTTTCGGACACGAGAAAGGCTCGAGTGTTGTCATAGGTGGTTGGGATTCTTATGCCCTCGTCAATGAAGCTCCAATCGAAATCGGAAAAATGCTTGAATGGGCTGGCATTCATGTTGGGGCCATAAAGTGACGCTGTCTTTCTTGGAAAAGAGTCCAAAGGCCATACTCGCAGACATACTTGCCGCATACCAGGACAGCAGCGGGAAGGTGTTGTATCCGGCACAGATAGAGAATCTACTGCTGCACGTCCAGGCTTACCGCGAGAGCTTACTGCGGAATGACATCCAATGGTGCGCGGAGCAGAACTTGGTAGCCTACGCGATTGATGAGCATTTGGATGCGCTTGGCGTGATGATGGCGACGCCGCGCCTACAGCCAACATCGGCGCAGTGTCGTGTGCATTTGATTTTGGACGAGGCGAGTATACCGGGACGGGCTTTCCCGCCTGGTTTGCGGATCACGACAGAGGACGGCAAGTTTTGTTTTGAAACGATTGACCCTCTGTATGTAATCAGTAATCAAGATGAGTCAAACACAGACGTAGTAGCTGTTTGCACGGCGTTGGGCAAAGACGCCAACGGCCTGGAGCCGGGTATCGTGTGTCTGTTAGACCCTGCAATTACGGGCGTTTCTGTGGTTAATACCACAGCGACAGAGGGCGGCGGCGATCTAGAGGGCGATGCCGCATACCGCGAGCGGTTGATGATGGCAGCCGCTCGCTTCGGTTGCGGTGGCTCCGCCAAAGCCTACCGTTACTGGGCGCTGACGGCTTCAAGCCTCGTCCTTGACGCGCTTGCAGTCAACGGCGCCGAGCGCGGGGACATCAATATATATGTACTTGCCGACGGCGGGACGCCCTCGCAGGAGTTATTGGCAACAGTCCAGGAAACCTGCAACAGCGACGATGTGCGTTTGATTGGCGACTATATAACAGCCATTCCAGCAGTCAAACTCGAATACACAATCAACGCCGAAATCACTGTCTACGACACGCACGATCCCGACATCGTTCTGGATCAGGTGGGCATTTTGGCCGCAGAGTATGCCAGGACACACAAACGCAAACTCGGCGCTGACGTAACACCCACGCAGGTCTTAATGGCGCTGTCACCCCAGGGCGCGGGACTGTATCACGTCAATTTGATAGAGCCGTCCTCCATCCTCGAAGTCGGACCTAACGAATGGGCGGAAGCCACGGCGATCACAATTACTCTTGCAGGAGTCGCAAATGGATAACAGATTTGCCACAGAAACACCAGTTACCACACCAATAGGCGGGGGGTGGTACGTCCAAACAACCGACCTCACGCCCTACATGTGGCGTGACGAACTCAACGGCGAAAACTACATTGACCTGAAAAAGATAGTTTCCCCTGGCGGGGGGAGCGCCAATGGCTAACACAGCCGCCCTTTTACCGCCCGTCCTTAAAGACACTCGCGGCCTGGCCTTCGTCGCCGCTCTGGACGGCTCACTGGCTCTCGACCCCTGGCAAGCCGCGCCTCTGAAGTTGTCCCACGCCTCCGACGAGGTTCTTTGGGAGCTTGCCAGACAGTTCGACGTTGCCGGGCCTCTCTACCAAGCCATGCAGACACGGGAACGAAAAGAACGCCTTGTAGAAATGGCATTGCGACTACAGCGCAAGCGCGGAACGCCCTGGGCTGTTGAAGAAGTCTGTCGTCTGCTCGGCTACACAGACGCGCAGGTGATTGACCGTGTGAAATTACTGGTCTACAACGGCGAGGCCAGGTATGACGGCGAACACACATATGATTCACGCCTCACGGACGTAACCACAGTCAAGAGATACTGCGATGAGATCATATATGACGGCACTTTCAAATACGGCCCGCTAAAAGCCGACTGGTCTGATTACAAGATCCGCCTGTTCATGGCCTCCGACAGCCGGACACTCACTGAGTTTGACAGGTTACAGGTTGAGCAGTTGGCGGCTGAATGGGCACCCCTCCGCAGCCGCCTGTTAGAAGTGATAGCACGTCAACTGATAACCACAACAGCCGCCGATCCAGCCTCCGAAGTCACACAAATCTATCGCGTGATACTCCTGGATCGCGTCGGCAACAGGCTGACAGTCCCGCGCATAACAAAGCGATACCTGGACGACGGCACGGCGCTTATCCAATGGCGTCTAATGCCGTGGGAACTACGTCTAGCCGAGGTTGTGTCAATAATTCTGGTCACACGCCGCGGTGTCGAAATCTACAAAACAAGTCTCAGAGAAGTCAAAGCAGCGCGAAACGTGACATTGGAGGGCGTATGGACGTTCAAGACACAATAAAGGAGATCAAATGGCATTTCTAACTGAAGACCCCAACGTCCCGTGGGTTAATCAAATACCTGAAATCAGCACAGACGACCCCGTTCTGGGCGGCCCAGGCGGCGCTGCCAACAACCCTCACGATGCACTGGCAAAGCGCACACAGTATTTAAAGCGGTTATTAGAAGAAGTTGAGGCCGAAATACTTGGTATGGGCGACGTTCAGGCGCATTTCAACTCGGCAACCGTACATCAGGCCACGTCAGAAGCAATAGCCAACCGTATAGTTAAACGTGACGGCGCCGGACGCTTCCAGGTCGCCGCACCCGCAGCCCCCGAAGACGCCGCCAACAAATCTTTCGTCGAAACCGCAGTTTCAGGCGCTGGCGGCGGCGGAGGGGGGTTGTCAGAGAATGATGTAAACGGCCTCATTGACGACGCCATAAATGACGCCACCACAGCCGTCAAGGGGATAGTCCAGCTCGCCACAAACGCCGAAACCTCAACAGGCACAAACGCAACCAAAGCCGTCACACCCGCCGGAATGGCCTCAGCTATTACCACAGTAATCGTTAATGCGGCGGCGATATGACGATCCGCTACACCAAACGCGATGGCACGTTTAGCGACGTGGGTGGTGCGTCACAGCGTAAGTTTCGATTTACACGGCGGAATGGGACTTACATTAACGTGACACCTACAATTTCACAGAACGCTATACGCTTCACTTTACGCAATGGTGCGTATTTTGACGTGTCGTTGCCTGCGGCAATTGACGGGCTATGGGCATGGGGCATGTCATTCTATGGCGAACTAGGTCTAGGTGCAACTCAAAGTAGCGCGGTCCTGCCTACGCGTGTAGGCTCAGACAACAACTGGGTCAGCATTGCGGCAGGTTGGGATTACTCTGTCGCGATAAAGTCGGACGGCAGCCTGTGGGCCTGGGGTTTTAACAATAATGGTCATCTCGGCCTAGGGAGCGCCCAAATTAACAAAAATATCCCCACGCGTGTGGGCTCAGACAATAACTGGAAGAGTGTGTCGGCTGGCTACTTTGGGACTTTGGCAATCAAGACAGACGGCAGTTTGTGGGGTTGGGGAAATAACGAAAACTATATTCTCGGCCTGGGTGACATTGGTAATCCTATATACACGCCAACGCGAGTAGGCACAGACAATAACTGGAAGAGTGTTGTGACTGGCTACTACAACACTTTGGCAATCAAGACAGACGGCAGCCTGTGGGGTTGGGGAAACAACCAATACGAACAACTTGTTCAGGGTGACACCACTCCGAGGGATACGCCCGTGCGTATTGGCACAGACAATAACTGGGCAAGCGTTTCAGTTTGTGACGGTCAATCCTTTGTCGGTGTGATGTTGGCAATTAAAACAGACGGTAGCCTGTGGGTTTGGGGCAATAACCAATCTGGTACGCTCGGGTTTAATGACTATGTCAACAGGAGTACGCCTACACGTGTAGGCTCCGACAATGATTGGGCCAGCGTTTCGGCAGGTTGGGGTCACAGTGTTGCAATTAAGACTAATGGTCAATTATGGGCCTGGGGCGAGAACCATAACGGCCAGCTCGGCCTAGGAGACATAGGCCCTAGACGCGTGCCCACGCGCGTAGGCGTCAACAGCAATTGGGCCAAAGTTACAGCTAAATTCTTTCAAACCCTAGCAATCAGGACAGACGGCAGTCTATGGGCTTGGGGTTATGGCAACTATGGTGTACTCGGCCTGGTGGGAGACTTTGCTGACAAGACCACACCCACACATGTTGGTACTGACAACAACTGGGGCAGCGTTGTGTCAGGCCAATATCACGCACTAGGAATCAGAATATAGGAGAAATCATGCTTTACGCATCAACAGCTACTAAAAACTATTACGGCACAGACTACGAGGAAATCGTAGTCCTGTACCCACTTTCCGAAGTTCCTGGCCTCGACCAAAATAATATGCCGGAACACACATATCTCGTGCCGGACGATGTAGAACTTCACTGGGTGCGCGATACGACACAACCCGGTGTAGTTTGGGTGCCGCCACCGGAGCCGCCTGAATATCCCGACCCCGAACCGCCGCCGCCAATCGTCTACCTGGGCGAGCTGACACTGGAAACAGCCACCGGCGGCCTGTTCGACGCCGAGTCTGGCGAACTTAACGCCGTTGTCGGCCAGACAGTGACAGTCACAGGCACAATCACAGACGCCGCGGGCGATGTGATGACGATGGTAAGCATGCCCAACCTGCGCCTGCCCATACTGCCAACCAACCTCTGGGGCTACCCGATCCATGAAGCCCAACCCGGCCTGGCGCTGGTATCTATCGTCGCCGGTGTTGTAACTGCAACTTGGACGCCTGAATACACTGGCACCTACGAAATCACAGAAGCCGCCGTAAACGTCCGCCTCCCCGATGCGGCCCGTCTCAAATTCGGCGGTCTGCAAATCTTTGTACTGCCCGCCGCGCCGGAGTTGACTGTATAACAAACGCCTCGGAGAACCGCATGAAACCTAGTAAATTCTACCCCCCCCCGAAAATCCAGCAATGACGCGGTTCTACGCGGCACGGTGGGCGTATGACTATACGCTTCACTCGCCGCGATGGGACTTTTGTTGATGTTGGCTCTGCTTCACAGCGCAAATTCAGATTTACACGCCGCAATGGGACTTATTTTGACGTGACACCAACTAGCTCACAAAATACTCTGAGACTCACGCGTCGCAACGGCACGTTTGTTGACGTACCGTTGCCAGCGGCAAACGATGGCCTGTGGACATGGGGATCTAACAACTATGGTCAACTCGGCCTGGGTGACACTACCACCAGAAAAACTCCCACGCGTGTAGACTCTGACACTAACTGGAAAAGCATTTCGGGAGGTGGCTACTCCATGTTTGCAATCAAGACTGACGGTAGCCTATGGGTTTGGGGTTATAACGGCTATAGTCAGTTGGGATTGGGCGACACTACTAACAGGAACACACCCACGCGTGTAGGCTCTGACACTAACTGGAAAAGCATTTCGAGTGTTGCCAACTCCACATTGGCAATCAAGACTGACGGTAGCCTTTGGGCTTGGGGCAGAAATGATTATGGTCAGTTCGGATTGGGCGACACCACCGACAGATACACACCCACACGTATAGGCACAGACAACAATTGGAAGAGCGTCTCGGGAGGTGGCCACTGCACATTTGCAATCAAAACAGACGGCAGTCTGTGGGCTTGGGGTTTTAACTACTGGGGTCAGCTCGGACTGGGTGACTATGGTTATGGCACAGACAGACACGTACCCACGCGTGTAGGCTCTGACAACAATTGGGCCAGCGTTTCGACCCAGGGTATTAGTGTATTGGCAATCAAGTCGGACGGTAGTCTTTGGGCTTGCGGCCGTAACGAATGGGGTAGACTCGGATTGGGCGACACTACCGACAGGCTCACTCTCACACGTGTAGGCACAGACAACAACTGGAAAAGCGTCTCGACAAGCATCCACACTTTAGCTATTAAGACAAATGGTACATTGTGGGCTTGGGGTTCTAACAACTGGAGCGCACTTGGCCTGGGCGATAGCACCGACAGATACACTCCCACGCGCGTAGGCTCTGACAGCAACTGGAAAAGCGTCTTTGCGGGCAACAGCACCTCAATGGCAATCAAGACAGACGGTAGCTTGTGGGGTTGGGGTGATAATCAATATGGTCAACTTGGCTTGGGTAGTAGTGGTCCCGGTAATTACAGGCTTACATCAATTCGTGTAGGTAATGACAACAACTGGGCAAGCGTTGTGACAGGTGGCGATAGCTCATTAGCAATTAAAACAGATGGCAGTCTTTGGGCTTGGGGTAGAAACGGGTATGGTCAACTTGGCATAGGCAACTTAGATAGCAAAGACATACCTGTACGCGTGGGTATTGACAATAATTGGGCAAATGTTATAATAGGCTACAATCACGTATTGGCAATCAAAACAGATGGTAGTCTGTGGGCTTGGGGACGTAATGGAGATGGCAAGATTGGCGACGGAACAACGCAAGACA